TCGCGGCGCACGTCGATCCAGCGATTTCCCTTGAGTTGCAACCGGACGACCGCCGGCTGCACAAACGGAGAATCCATCACTTGCGCTCCTTCGCCTCGGGCGGCCCGAGGCGGGCAAACAGCGCGTGATCGCGGTAGCTGAACACCTCGACGATCGGCCACTTCCACGATCCGCGCAGTAAGGTGACGATGAACGACAGCCCCGGCTGCGTCATCTTGTAGTCGTCGGCGTTCGCGACGTGGGCGCGGAGCGTGAGCACGCCGTGCTCGTCGCGCTCCACCACGAACCCGCAGATATCGGCGGCGGGCGCGTAGTGCCAGGCGATCCGCCCGTGCACGCCCGTCGCCATGACGCCGACGCGCGGTGTAGGCTTGCGATAGATCGGCGCGGCCGGCGGCCTCGCGCCCGGCTCGAGCACCACGGCGATCCCCCTACGGGGCCGGCGGCGTGCGCGTCCACGGCCCGGCCGCGACGTAGTTGCCGCTCGTGGAGATCGCGCCGCTCGACTTCACGTCGATCGCGGTGTCGAGCCACGCCAGGCCGCTCCACAGGTACGTCGGCATCAGCGACGACGGGATCAGCTCGAGCCACACCGAAACGTTCCCCATCGCGGCATCGAACAGCGCGAGATCGTCGGAGTCGTACCAGCCGCCGAGCGTGCCCTTGAGATCAGGCCTACCCTGCACGTACACCTTGTTCGGATCGCCGAACGCGGTGACGTCGGCTTTGTCGCGCGCCATGTTGAGTGTCCACGCGTTCATCGACGCAATCGCCACCGCGGCCGCGCCGGTTCCGCCCGCCGGATCCATCTTGATCTGGCCTTCCGATCCATACATGCGATTCACGGGGCACCTACCTTTTCAAAGCGTGTTGAGATCAGCCGGCCGGAACAACGTCGATCACGTATTCGCCGCCTTGGTGTTGCCACCTGGCGTCGGGGTTCACATCGGGCTCGGCGTAGCGCACATACGATTCGCGTTTCTGTCGGACGACTTTGTAGCCGACGGGCGCGAGGCGCGGTCCCGCGTGCAGCAGCGCGTAGATCTGCTTGGCCGCCTGGCGCGCGTCGCTGCTGCTCGTGCCGAACACGACGGCCTTCACGAGATATAGGAAATGCTCGAACGCCGTTTTGTCCTCGAGCATGTGATCGACCTTGTGATCGGTGACTTTCAGCAGCGCGAACCGCTGCGCGCCCTGCGGCGCTTCGTCAAAGAACACGCCGTCGGGCAGCAGGCTTTTCAGCGTCGCGTCGTTCGTCAGGCACGCCACGAGGGCGGCATCGACTGCGCCGCTGTCGCCGGTGTCCATCAGTCAACCTCCTCGGTGATCTCGAACGGGCCGTTCCGTTTCACGACTTCGATCAGTTGATCGGTCATCGTGCGGCGGTGACGGATCGCGATCGGCACAAGGCCTTGATCGCGGTGTGCCGGCGCGGCCCCGCGGTTCCAGAGTTTCTGCGTGTGCCGGTTCTGCGTACCGAATTCCCACCAGCTTGCTTGCTTCGATTTGCTCTTAACGTCCCACCGCGCCTGCCATCTCGAGCTGCGATCCACCACGACGACGCCGTTGCGCAGCGGGCCCGATTCCGGCGGATAGGCGGCGAGCAGATCGCGCGCGGCCGCGTACGCGGTGTTCTCGACGATCGTGGCGGCTTCGGCTTGCAGGGCCGCCGGCAGATCGCGCAGCGCCTTCCGCAGCTCGTCGAGGCCTTCGAACACGATGCGCATCGACTGCCCCATCACGCGCCCCCTGCAGCGGCCCTGGCCGGCGCGCTCGAGGTAGTCGACTTGCTCGCGGAATCGCTGCTGCGTTCCTCGCACACGATCTCGAGCCGGATGTTCCGTTCGTCGACGTTGCGCCAGCCGAGCACCGCAAACTCGCGGCCGTGGTACAGCAGCCGGGATCGCGTGGTGACGCCGGCTACATACGGCACGACGGCGAGATACGGCATGATCGCGGTCACCGTGCCGGCGATCACTTTCTCGAGATCGGTTTTCGAGGCCGGCGCGAGACGGCCCCGCACGTCGTCGACGAGTACGTCCCATCCCTCGGTGTAGCCGCCCTCGCCGTCGGGCACCTGGCCGCCAGGGTTCTCGATCGTCAGCTTGTGCGGCCGCTCGCCGGGTGCGACTTCGATGCTGTGCACGGTGCGCGCGGTGCTCGTCGCCATTAGATCAGCGCCACCTGTACGAACGGCGCGATCGCGTCCTCGTACCCGGCCGGCATCACGGCCACGGTTGTCCCGATCACCGTCCGATCGCGGCCGGCGGTGAGATAGTGCGCGGCGAGCAGGCCGACGGCCTGCTTCAGTAGCTCGGGCAGCTCGGCCGGATCCCATCCGACGGTCGCCACGAGCCCAAGTGGCTGAATCGCGGCCGGCCCGGCCAGGCCGGCGAACGCGCCCGGCTTGAACACCAGCCGCGCCGGCATGGACACGCGATCGAGTTGCGCGATCGTCGTCGCCAGATCGAGTGCCGTCGATCCGCCGTTGATGTCCATGTAAGTCACGCTCGTCACGTCCTGGCACGGCGGCATCGGCAGCGTGTACGGCCCCGACGCCGCCTCGATCCGGTCATAGCCGATCGCGATCGTTTGCGTCGGCAGCGCGCAGCCGGTGTCGCGCTCGACTTGTTCGCGGGCGGCTTTGATGAACGACGCGACGAGCGTCTGATCTTCCTCGTCGCCGGGCACGATGCGCGCGCGCTTGTACAGCTCGTCGACGGTGAGCGGCTCGGCCGTCGCCGGATCCACGACGCGCCACGAACACCGGCCGCCCGTCGGGTACGTCGTCCGGTAGTACGGATACGTCGTCGGAAACGGAAATGTCGGGTACGTCGGGTACGTCATCGCCGCCGCTTGCCTTTGCCGATGAGCGGCCCGTGTTTCGCGCGTGTGTATTCCTTCGTGGAGAACGGTTCCGACACCAGTTGCGCCGCGGGCCCCGGCGGCTCGGCCGCGCGCAGCCAGCCCGGCCGCGGAAAGGGCACACGGACGCTTTGCTCTTGCTGCGTTCGGCTGATCAGCGGGGCCGCGACGGCCTCCGGAGCCGTGCAGGCCGTGTGGGGCGTATCGTCCACCGGACAGGGCCCCGGATCACGGCGTCGCCAGTCGTACCACATGGACGCTCCTGCCCGATCCGCCTCGAGCGCCCCCACGATGGATCGCTCGAGGCGGCCAGGTTGATCGGAATTACGCGCCGGTCACGGTGCCGAACGCCGACGGCCGATAGATCGCCAGGGCGAGCCGTTCCTCGGCGCGAATCGCGACGAGGTTTTTGATGAAGAAATCCTGGTGTGAGTTGCTCGCCTCGACGCGGATCCCGCCGCGCCGAAAGATCTGCGCGCCCGTTTTGAACGCGCCGACGAGCACCGTGTTCGCCACCATCGCCGGTGTCACCGCCACGGGCAGTCCCCACAACGTCGGCGTCGGCGACGCGACGAACGGCCCGCCGCCGAGGTATTCGCCCGTTGTCGACTTCGTGAGCGCGATCTGGCCCCAATCGGCCGGATTCATCACGATCCCGTCGGGCATGAGGAACGACGACCACGCGAGGGCCATCATTTGCTGAAAGATCGCGTCGGCAGCCGTCGCGGGGGCGACGCCGACGGGGATCGGGGCCCCGAGGCCCGGTGTTGCGAGCACGCCGAGCAGGTTCGGCGCGACGCCCGATCCGTTCAGCAGTTGATCGTCCTCGGTGAGCTGCACGCCGATCCGCAGCCGCGCGTCGATGTAGCTCGCGATCTGCGCTTCATCCTCGAGCATTTCCTCGGTGACGGGCAGCCAGTGCGCGAGCTTGCGCACGGGATCGGTCACCGCCTCGAACGTGATCGCGCTTTCGGGTTTGGCCGCCCCTTCCGCCACGGCCGCGGCCGCGTTCGTGAACGTCTTTTCCCGCATGAACGTCACCGCGTTCGACGTCGCCGTGCCGGGCGCGAACAGATCCGCCACGACGAGCGGGCGTGTGGGCAAGGGCAAAATGCCCGGCAGGTACTGCGGGATCAAGAGGGCCCCGCCGCTCGCGGGATCTTCGGTCAACGTCGCGGCGCGCTGATCGTAGAGCCCGTGCCCGAACAACTCGACGCTCGGCGAGCGCCAGGCCGATTGCGCGCGGTGCCCGCCTCTGCGGAAAAACTCGTATTCGGGCGAGCGCACGAACTGCTGCCCCATCGAG